ATGAACGTTGACATGGATACCGATGACTGGCTCGGGTGCCCCACGCCACTCGAAATGTACCAGCACCAATGCGCGCTTCTGGAGGACGAACTCATCCAGACCGAAGCGATGCTTCGCAAAGCACGGGCCAATGTGGCCGGCCTGGTCCAGATGAATGACTTGTTGGCTACCGAAAAGGCTTCGGCAGAGATGGCGCTGAAAGAGGCGCTTGATCGCATATCAGCCATGAGCAATGAAGCATCTGAAAATCTGAGCTTTCGGCCCATCGATCTGATTACCGGTCAGCGCGACGACCTGCTCAGGGAGAACCAGCGATTGCTTGGAGAACTGCGCGACCTGAAGGAAGCGTCAGCATCAGAGCCTATTCGGCAAGCGCCTTGAGGCGTTGCTCGGTTGCTGAGTCGAATATCACGTATAGCCGGTCAATAGTCGCCTCGGTCAAAGCGCGCGCCGACTCCAGACCCAGCACGAAGCCCTCTGCCCTAGCGCCAGCCTTCGCCGCAACGATCATAGAGTCTGCCCTGGCGATCTGCGCCAGCAGCTTGTCGGCCTCGCGCTCGATCTTTGGGCTGAGTGTCATGCCTTCCATGCTGGCTCCCCTTTTCTAAAAAGGTCAAGGATAGCCCATTGCTAGAATCGGACGCACTCAGGGGGCTACAGCCCTGACGTACGCTTGGCACGCCCGGAGCTCGATCAGTCCTTGGTCACCGGCATCGGTGATGGCGATAATTCGTTGAGCATGCGCTGGGTCAAGTTGGGCTCGACGGGCTGCATGAACCACGCCGAGGGCGCCGGGGGTGGCAGGCACGCTGCAGCCACTGGCTGAATCCGTTGCGTCGAGAAGGACTGACAGGCGCACATCAGCAGTGGCAAGGCGATCGCGCAAAGCAGCTTGCTTGCGTTGTTCATTGGAAAGCTCCAGGGAGTGTTGTTGGTCGGCAGCGCTCGCTCTCTGCTCAGTGGCCAAGCGCTTATCTTGCTCGGCATTCTGCTGGCGCCATGCCTCGCTGGTGATGGCATCAAGGGCTTTCTGGTGTTCGGCGCCCTGCTCTGCCAATTCCTCAGAAAGCTTCTTGCCCATCCGCCAGTCCTGCACTTGCCAGGTGCCGCCGGCAGTGACGGCCATCGCCAGCAGTATCGCGACCAGGATTTGACCGGGCGTCATGCCAGCGCCCGCCGCACGCCTTCGGCCAGCACCGCCACTGGGTAGGCATACCCAGCATTCTCATGATGAATGATCGCCTTTACGAAGCCAGCCATCACCGCCGGCCGGGTCAGGTCAACCTCAGCACCTGGCCGGGTGCCGGTGTTCGCCTCGACGGCGCGCACGTAGGCGTCGGTGTCGTTCTCCACCGACGGCGCCCACCGGCTTATGATCGCCTTCACCGTCTTCAAGCCGTGCTTGCGCTGGTAGGTCAGCAGCAATTTTCCCAGGGCACGGATGCCGTTCTCCGCCGTATCGAACCGAGCAAAGCGCTTCTCGACGGCAGGATCTGGCTTGAGCTGGCCCTGCCATTGATTGGCCGGGTTGTAGTCGATGTTGCCGGGGTTTCGGTTGCGCACCCCGCGGGTTTCGGCATTCGGCATACTTTTCTCCAGACGAAAAAAAACCGCTCAAGGCGGCTGGTGTGTTCTTTACCGGTTCAGGCTGGCTGAACTGGTCGCTTGCTCATGTCGGGGAAGTCGGGATTATCCACTGTCCACTTGCGCAGGGCGCGCCAGTACAGCTTCCAGTCTTCTATGGAGCCAAGGATGCCTTCCTCGCCAAAGTCGATTGCTGTAACCGTCTGCTGGGCGATCGGCATTTGTTCTTCACGCCAAGCATTTTCCACCACGCTCAGCTTAGCGATCAGCGTCTCTTGGGTAATTGCCCAGGTGCCATCGGCTTGCGCCGTGTAGTCCATGCTGTTATCGCCTTGTGGCCGCTCCCCTTCCATCTCGATCCAGCCTTCGTCGGGGCCTTTGTCTGTCTCGTCACCCTCGAAGAAGTTCGAGCCCACCACTGCATAAAATCGGATCATCAGATGGTCCCCTTAAGTTTCCAGACCTTTACTCGCACTGGCGCGGTGGTCAGCACTGCGCCGCTATAACCGTGACCACCACCTGCTGAAGCACTGGGCAATGCAACCCCGCTCGCACCAGCCTGGCAGATGATCTTGTCTGTCGGCAGGATCTGCTGTGCATAAGCGCCGTAGGATGCGCCGCCGGTGCCCGCGTTGCCGTCAAGCCTTGGCTCTGACCAAATACCACCAATGAGAATTTCCAGCACCGTGATCACATGGAAACCTGGAAACGGGTTGTCGGACGTGAATCTCGACGCCGTAACGATGTTCCCCGGCGCGGCGGCAGTACCACCATTGGGATAGATGATTGCGAAGTCGGCTACCGATGAATCCAGCTTCGAAGAAATCTGCGTACCCATCACTGTTAGCTGTGCGCTTAGGCTTCCACCCGTATACAAGCTAGAAGTAATGTCTCCCGTAGAGCTGATCGACCTGCCAGTGCCGAGCGTGATGCCGGCGGCGGTCACAAGAACGCCAGCCTTGGTAATCGTTACTATCGGGCCTGCGCCAGACTGCCCATAACCAGCTGAGAAATTGATGTTGCCTGATGGCTCACAATAGATAACCCCGCGCGTGGCGGTGCTACCAGACTCATTGAACCAAAGGTGAGAGTTTCCTCCGGCAGCGCCAGCCCTGATGTAGACGTTACCTCCGCTGACAATAACGTTCGCGCCAAACTGAGCAGAGCCGGCAGCGTCCAACAGCAACCGCACAATCCCTCGGGCGTCGTCGATTATTCGGACACTGCTGTCGGTGGCATGGGTAAGTCGAACCATTGCCGTTGAGTTGGGATCATTGATCCCCTCCCTGCGCAGGAGAACGCCGCCAGCACCGCCAACCTGAAGGGCATCTTTGAAGCGCGGAACACCTGCGGATACAGAATCAACGGTCGCCAGGAAAAGGTTCGCATTTCCCAGCTTGTCAGCCTCGGTCTTCGCCCGATCTGCTTGTGTCAGCGCATTGGACGCAGAGGTAGCCGCATTGGTCTCAGATTGTGCCGCCGCGTTCCTGGATGCCGTTGCAGACGTCGCAGCACCGCTAGCGGTGGTCGCCGAGGTAGCAGCATTGGTTTCCGATGTTTTGGACTTTGTCTCGGATGTCTTGGCGTTGGTTTCTGAAACCTTCGCCGCGGCGGCCGAGGCCTGTGCATTGGCCACTTCCTGATCCAGGTCTTTGAACTGATCAGTGATGGCGCGCAGTCGATCCGCTGACTCTTTGACGTAGCCCTGCATCGGAGCAATGGTGTACACACCCGCAGCAGCTGTAGCCCCCTGGTAGTTCGGGGCGATGGAAATCGCCGTATTGCTCGCGATGTTGGTGACCTCGTACCACAGGCCATCCGGCCCCCTGAAACCATCGCCCACACGCGAGTTAGCGATGAACGCCGTGCCTACGCCAATAACTGCGTTACTGCCGGCTGTAACGGCAACAGTTCCTGTTTTGTACCAGGCCATCTAAGCCTCCTAAGAAATTGGCTTTGCAAACATTAGCGGGAGAAAGAAACTTGAACCGTTGAAGTCGCCGATGTTTTGCAGCTGTGCAACTATTCGGTTGTTTGCATAATCCCAATAACAAGAAAGCAGCGAGAACGTATCCCCTCCGGGGATATTCATTGCTATGTTATTAATCAGCATATAGTTCCCAGTATTTAAGGGAACACTCGCATAGAAGGTATTTATCCAGCGCCCTACAGACGGATTTGCTGCGCCACCATAAGCCCAGCCAGCGACTACATCCGTAAACTGAGCACAAGGCGTTCCGCTATCAAATAAAAGTTTAGAGTTCTCATCCCAAAGGCGTATTCCGTAGGTGGCGGTGGGTGTGGATTCGTAGGCAGCAACAAAAAACGAACCAGAGCCGCCGGTCGCCCCGTTGATGAAGCCAGTCCAATTGCCGGGGGAGCCCTTCAGGCTTACCCATTGAAACCCCCCAGTTGATGGCCTGACAAAAATTAACGGCGGTTCTTGCGACGTGATCACTGATGGAAAGTCACCGCCAGACGGACCATAGATACCTTTGTGTACTACAACCAGCCGTGCGAACTCAGAGTCTAGCGTCACAACATCTGAATTATTCGTAAACGTTAGCCCATAAGACATTATCTATACCTGAATACTAGAAGCCGCTGAACTGATACCCCTATCCGGCCGGTTGGCATATTTCTATTTCTAAACCAAACTTGAACTCCGCCCGTAAGCATCTGCACATCGAACTGAGACAAACTTGCGTTTTGTCCAGATGGGTCGCCCGAGTACTGTCCATTAGGCAAACATATGCCGATGTGAGTAGAGGGATTCACGCCGGGTATGGAAACAAAAGTACTTACGCCCGCCGTGCCGATAAGGGCTGAATAAACAACCCTCACGGTGAATGAGTTCTCATCCAATTCAAGGAGGCCCGTAGGCCCCCATATCCGGATACCGTAGGTCATGCCGTCAGATCCCCCCACTGATAGCGCTTATTGTCGTTCTCGTCGTAAACCTTGCCGCCACGGTTGTTTATGGTCTGCCTACCACCCACTCCAACGGTGCTGTTCAGCTCAAACTCACCGGTTACGAAGTTGATCATTAGCCCTGTCTTACCCGGGACGTAGTTCGCGGATTGAATGCTCTGGGTGAGTTTTGCTACGCCAATGGACGCGTCCTGGATGAACGCCGACCGCATGAAGACCTGGCCGTTTTGCACCGTGAACGGCGACGAAAGCACCCCGTTGATGTTGTTCACCACGGCGAATCTGTCAGCGCTCACCAAGAACTGGCTCTGCAACTGACCATCTACGTTCTCGATGCCAAGCCCGATACCTGCCGCGACGTACTGCCCGTTTTGGTTGAGCTGCATCTTCACGGACCACATGGTTGCCAACTTACCGTCGGTGCCGGCCTGGGCCTGGCTTACGGTCTGGATGTTTGCCGAGTTTTCCCCGATCTTCACCCCGATCTGCTGAATAGCCTGGGCCGTGGCCTGGCGGTCGGTGACAACAACGCTTTCGAGCTCGGTCACAGCTCCACTGACATCACCCACCGCGGCGGCCAACTCGGTCGTACGCTGCACCATTGCCGCGTTCTTCGTGGCCTGCGTTTTCACCTCCTGCGCAAAGCTGGCCTTGGCGTTAAAGCCCTGGAGCGCATCCGCAAGATCGCCCTCGCCGTTGTCATCCCTGTACGCTGCCTGCAGGACCTGAAGGCTCGACGCCGAGGCCGTTACCACACCGTCAAGCTTGGTGATATCGGCGGTGTTGGTGGAGACCTGCTGAGCCAGGCCGTTCGCCGTCTCTACCGACTGGCCAACATCGAGCCAGTAGGTGGTGTTCGGCGGAGGCTGGTTCTTCGGTACAGCCTGGGTGGCCTGGTAGATTCGACTGCCCTCTACAACCATCTGTCCTTTGAGGTAGGTGGCATCCTTGTTGTAGGCCTTCAACCCACCCAGAGCGGTGATCTGATCCTGCAGGCCCGGGATCTTGTCGATCTGGTTCACGATGTCCTGACCAAGCTCGGTCCGGCCAATCTTGCCGGCGACCAGGTCGAGAACCGGTCCAGCATCGGAGCTGGCCCTGCCCATCACTCCGTTACCAACCGGATAGAACGGCCCGATATTGCCAGTCCGGTCCACAAGGCGAGCCCAGAAGAACAAAGTCGCCCCCGCCAGCAGTTGCTGCATCCGGTAGTCGGCCTGCGGATACGCCAAGTCGGCCAGCTTGGAGGCTGCCGCCAGGTTGTTGGCCGTGCCGTACCACAGTTCGGTGCGCTGGGTATCCTCGGCTCCAGCGGGGAAGCCCCACTTGATGCCGATGCCGAACAGTTCGCTGGTGGTGGTCAGGAACGAAACCGCCGGCGGCAGGCCTACCTTCCCTTCCAGATTGGTCAGGGCCGACGCCGTCGGGATCGAGGAAACGTTTAGCGCGCTCACCGCCCGAACCCGGGCCATGTACTGCCCAGAGTAGATCCCGCGCACATCGACCATTTGCTCAGGGGTGCGCGGCAAGGTGATCCACTCGCGCGCGCCCCACTTCCATTCGACGTCATAAGCCACAGCGCCAGGCGCAGCGTCCCAGGCTATAGACATGATCGTCACGGCAATGCCCTGCTCGATCACCACGTTCTGGCTAAGCATGACGCGCGCCGGCGCTTCCTGGCTGCCTGCAGGAATGCCGGTGATCGGACGGACGTCGACCACGGCGCCGTTGTCGATAGCGTCAAACTTGCTCGGGTCGTGCTGGATAACTTCGAATTGGAACTGGTGCCACTCCGGCCGCGTCACGTTGCGGACGTAGAACTGCATCAGCTTCAGGTCTTCATAGTCCAAAATCCAGCCGGCTTCCGCCTGGGGCTGCTCGCTGAAATCTGCCATCAGTGTCACGGCCCGGCCGGAGACCGACTTGACCACCCGCCCCTCTGATTTTCCGCTTGGAAGGTTGACCATCAGCCGCGCGCCCACCGGCACCACGGTATCGCGGTCTAGCGTGACCACACGTCCCGCCGCTGCCGATATCCTGCCGCCGTTGTTGCGGCCAACCAGCATGGGGTCAGCCACAGCGATCACTTGCCCAGGCTTAGGAATATCCCCGTCGAGCCCAACGCGAAAGACGGCGCCCTGGGTTTGCAGCTTCTCTGTAAGCGCAGCCCACTGCCCGGCACGCTGGGCCTGACCCAGGGATGTGCAGCCAATGGCATCAATCGACGTTTCGCGCACAATCCCGCCAAGCTCGACCATTGCCTCATCGTCGAAGATCGGCTCTTTGTCGGTCTCGAAGCCCTGGTCTGGATTGTCCCAGGACACCGTGTAAAGACTGTGGCGGTCGCGCGCGCGGGTGCCTTCGTACTTTATGGCGCCCGAGTTGAGGATCTGCGTTTGGTTGTAGGTGTATACCGGATCACCCGGCATATCGGCATTGACTACGATCTGGCTGCCGTCCCAGTAGGCCAGGCCGTGGAAGATTGAGGCCAGGTCCTGCAGAACTGCGTAGGCCTCGGCCTGCTTCTGGAAGTAAAGATTGCACGTGAATCGAGGCTCTTGCCCGCCTTTGCCATCCGGAATCATCTGATCGCAGTACTGCGCAATGCGGTACAACGCCCAGCGATCAATCATGGTGGCGTCGATTCGGTCGCCCAGCCCGTAATAGGGGTCCAGCACAAGATCATAGAAAATGAATGCTGGGTTGTTGGTGTAGGCCTCCTTGAAGGTGCCGTCCCAAATCCCGTTACTTGTTCCGGTCCCTGCTGTGGCGTAGGTGCGAGTAGCTGCATCGTAGTTAGCTGGGACGCGGATGATGCGCCCGCGCATCAGCACGGCAATCTTGGCGATATCGCCACCAAAGGTCTGCGCGTCGTACTCAATGCACCCTACCGACGTCAGCGGATATTCCTGATCGCTATCCACCACCTCGGCGATCGCTTTGACGATCATCTGATCAACGACCAGGTCGGAGTTGGCATTCGGGGTCAGGCGCCGAACCCGAATGGTCCAGCGGCTACCGGCGGGTAGCTCCAGGCGATGGGCGCGCTCGTACTCGGTTACGTTCTTGCGATCGACAGCAGAAGCCAACACCTGGATGTAAGGGCCGTTGTCGGTCGAAATGTCCACGGCGTAATCGATACGAACACCGCTGATGTTGCCCGAAGCATCCTGGCTGCGCAGCGCCGGCCAGCTGAGGCGCAGGCGCACGGCATCGATTACCGAGTTGGTGATGGTATGCAACCACGGCGTGCCGTAGACAAGCTCAGTCTTGACGTCGATTTCGTTGCTTGACTCCGCGATCCCTTCGAGGCGAGGCTGGTTCAGCTCACCGGAGCGGAACTGCCACTTCACGCTGGGGTAGTTGATGGTGCCGTCAGGGGCCTGCACCGGAGTGCCGTTCAGCTTTACCGAGCGCAGACCATCAACTGGCCCAACAATCGGACCCCAACTCCAAAGGTAGGTAATCCGCGCAGTAGAGATCGACGGCACGCTGTTCGAGGCGATGCTTGGCTGTTTCTGCTTCGCCTGACCACCCTTACTACCAACGACGGCGCGGCGTTTGCGCGGCGCAACACGGCGCGACTTCTTTGCTACTGCGCTCATGCGCCCTCCAGAATGCAAAAACCCGCCGAAGCGGGTCTGTGGTGATCGTTGGATCAGTAGGTGTCTTGGGTATAGATACCGCCAGACTCGACGGCGCCGCCGATCTCCCGCTCTCCGTACAGCAACGGGTAAGGGTTGCCCTGGGCAATCGTGGTGATCGCCCCGCCGAATCCGTAGCTGGGGTTGTTGCCGTCGTCGTTCTTGCCTTCGGCATTTGCCTTGGTGGTTGGGGATAGCATTTGCACCACACCGCCCAGCCCGACTGCGGCGCCTGCGGCGAGCAAGCCCATGCCCAGCGTGGAAGTCGTGCCGCCAGTGAAAAGGCCCGCCACGATCAACACCACGCCCAGCAGGGTTTGGAACATGCCTGCCTGCTTGCTCCCCTGCACGATCGGCTGAATACGAATGTCGCCCTCTGCACGCCCCACCAGCTCAAGCTCCTGCTCACTGACGTTTCGCTCATCGACGAACACCGCGAAGACCAGGCCGCGCTCATGAGCTGTTCGCATGAATTTCTCGAAACCTGGCTTCATCGCGCACAACGCCGCGGTGGCGTCGTGAATGCCGTACAGGTCGAGCTGGTATTCCTTACCGAACTTCTTGCCCAGCACGCCGCCGAGCTTGATGGTGCGCATGGTCATGGGCGGTAGTCCTTGTGCCGAAGAATCAGCTTCACGCGATTGGCCATCGACCAACCGTAAATTTCACGTGCTGCCAGACGGCCGGGCATGTGGTGGTAAATGAACGGGCCAGACCCGCCAAGCTTCGGCGCCGGCTCGCTGATGAGCGACGGCTCATCACCCAGGTAGATCACGGCGTGATTCGGGAAGTAGCACTCCCGGCCGGGCGTTGGGATCTGCAACACCAGCATGTCACCGCGCCGTGCTTCGTTGACCTGGTAGAAGCCGGTGGCCGCGAAGTTGTCTTCGTAGAGGCTCGGGCCGTCCTTCTGCTCCCACCAGAGATCAGCGCGTTCAAAGTTCGGTAGCTGCAACCCCGCCTCCCGCGCGTACCAGTCGCGGCACGCTGCCCAGCAGTCCAGCAGGCCATGGGAGAAGTCGCGGCCCAACAGCGGCGCCTGGAAGCCCGAAGGCTTGAACCACTCGAAGTCACCGCAGGGCCAGCCGACAATCCCCCACGGCAATTCGTGCAACTCGCAGCTGACGCGGTCGGCCATGCTCGGCGCCGGCGCCTTGTCGGGGTGGCTGTGGATGATCGCCAGCACCTCGCCCCGATCTTCCGCCCGGGCCATGTCCTTGTGATCGATTTGGAAGTGCTCGCGCGGCGTGCTGGCCAGGTTGCCGCAAGGTACATACTCGCGGCCGACGGCCGACTTGATCAGCACGCCGCAAGCTTCAGCAGGGTAGGCTCGTTCGGCGTGAGCGCGGATCTCGTCCTGCAATTTTTGATTGATGCGCATCACTACCTCGAACTTGCTATAAGGCTCGCGCCCATGGATCCACCGAACCGGCGGGTGTTGCCCCGAAGTTTGCAGCTGCTCCACCAACCACCGCAGCGGTCCAGCGCTGGGTTGTCAGTGGGCTGGTTCTTCTTGTCGAACATCGCCGTGCCGGTGTAGGCGCAAGCCTCCTGCCGGTACCCGCCACGGCAGGCCCACCGGCAAAGCTTGGTGATCTGCTGAGCCGGCAGCATCTGGCCTTCCATGTCCGTGGGGCTCGACAACGAGAACGTGACCGAGATGCTGGGCAGCGCCTCGGTCTTCTGCTCGATAAACCAGAGGTTCGTCTTCGCCTGATCACTGGCTTCTGGGTTGCCGTCGGGGAAGTTGGCGGCGTCCAGGAAGTGGCGGAACGTCTCGATCACCTTGACACGGGCCCCGGCCAGGTCGCGGAACTGGAAGCACAGGGCAGTGATCGCCCCGCGCACGCCGCCGAGTTCGTCGTCTACCTGTAGCGTCGGCGTGGCAGGGCGTCCATCCCCACGAATGTCGAAACCCTTGGCCTCGATCTGGAGCGGCGAATACAGCTGCCCCTGCCAGATGATGTCGCCTTCCTGGGCGTGCCCGTGGAACCGCCAGAGCAACCCGCCCAAGCGCGTGGCGTCCAGTTCGTAGAGCCTGATCTGGTTGCCAGGCTCAAGCTTTTGGATGTCGGTGTTGTAATTCATAGGTCCCCAGAAACAAGAAACCCCGCACTTGGCGGGGTCTGGTGAGGTTTGCGGTTACGGTGTGTAGGTCTGCTTGAAGGTGAAAGAAAGCGTCCACAGGCCAGCGCCGAGCGGCTTGGACTTGTAGCCCTTGCAGCGATATCGGCCCTGCACCCCGCCCGGCGGCGTCCAGATAAACGCCTTGTAACCTTCGTGCCGGTCGATGAAATCTCGCACCTTCAGCAACTCCTCACCGGGAGCCATGACGCCAGAGTGCGTCAGGTTCCAGTTCTCGCTTTTGGTGTTGATGCCGATGCCACCAGCCTGGGTATACCCATCACCGAAATCGTTCTCCCATGTGCGCTGGTCAATCTCTCCGTCGCCGCCCAGTTGAACGCAGTAGCTGAATGTTTCCGCCATCAGACTCGCCTCCAGAGCATGCCGCCCTGCCCCATTTCACCTTGAAGCACGCGCCGGATTTCCGAGACCAGACCCTGGCCCATCGCCTCGCCCTGCTTACGAGCATCGTCACCACTCATACCTGGCTGGGCTTGCACGCTTACTGGTGCGCTGATGTTGATGCCCCCTCCACCGCTGACACCCGAGTTTGCGCGTAGCTGGTCGAGCGTCCTGTCCAACTTTGCGCTGGTCTCAGCCGTGGTTACTCGCTCGCCCTTTTGAAGCAGCCAGGTCCCCGTCTCCGGTACCGCGTCGATGCCGTCGTGCGCCATACCAGCGAGCGCCGCAGCACCAACAGTTGCGACCATAGGAGCTGTTGCCAATGCGGCCGCTGCCGCAGCAGCAGGCGCGGCAGCCGGGCCAACGATTGGTATTGCAGCCGTCGAAGCGTACGCCGCCAAGCTGGCCTGGGAGGCTGTAGCCTGAGCGTTTGCAATCAGCATCGGCGCCGCACTTGCCTGGGTAGACTTACCCACCAAGAGCTGCACCGCCTGATACACCAACCACTGCGCGGCCATGTCAGAAAGGGCTTGCAGCGTGGACTTCGCGAAGTTGGCTACCAGATCGCCGAGCGCATCATCGGCAGATTCGGCACCACTGATCACATCTGACAGGAAATTACTGAGTCCGCCCTTTGCGCTATCGAGTATCGAAGAAGTCGCCTCGGCAGCCATGGCCGTGTAATTGGTAGCGGCGTCGACGTAGTTCTGCCAGGCATCACTGACCCCGTCCATCCAGTTCGCTTGAGCTTTATCCTGCTGGTTGTAGTGATCCTGCTGGATGACCATCCGCTCAGCAAGGGCCTCCTCGAGAAGAGCGGTTTCCTTGTCGTAGGTGTCCTTGGCGTCAGGATCGCCCAGCAGCTCGGCCTCCTTATACTGCTTGTACATCTCAGCGCGCTGCTTGGCGTAGTCCTGCTGGATCGCCAAGTCCTCCTTGAGGCGCCCCCTCAGTTTTTCCCCGGAACCCGCACCAGCCAACTCCATGTCGAAACCTTGCTTCACGATGGTGTTGCTATCCTTGAGGTTCGACGCCAGGGTCGCCAGCTTCAAGTCTTGCTCATTTTGCTTCTTGAGTTTGACCTTCGAGTCCAGCTCGGCGGCCAAGTCCTTCAACACCTTCTGCCGCTCGGCGCTGACGCCTTTCAGCTTTCCGGTTTCCAGTTCGAAGGCGAGCTTTGCGACTTCGGTCGCCTTACCCTGTTTACCGGTGGTCTCATCAATGAGTGCAATCTGCCGACGGTAGCTTTCTTCGGAATCAACTCCACGTTTCTCGAGTGCCGCAGCCGCCGCCTTCGCCGAACTTTTAGCTGACTCATCAGCTTTCTTTGTTGCCGCGGCGGCTTTCTCGATCGCATCCAGGTTCTTTTGCTTGGCAACTAGTAATTCACCCTCGCCAGCTTTAAGCCCTTCTACAAAGCCTCCACTGATTTTGGCAGCAAGCTTCTCTGCGTTAGTGCGCTTTCCTGCTACAGCAATTTGCTCATCAAGAGCCTTCGCCATGTCCTTATAGACTTTGGATACCGGTACATCTGCTGAGTTGGCCAATATCCCGTTCAGTTTCTGGATCTGATCTCCCAGGCCAGCAACCTTCTGACGCGCTGTATCAAGTTCACCCTGAGCGGTGACCAACGAAGCGTTCCACTCTTGCTGCCGCTTATCGTCCGGATAATCTCTCAAAAGCCTTTGGTATTGGCTGACAGCAGTATCTGCATCGATCGCGGCAAGCTGAGCATCCAGCAGCCCCGCGTTAATGTCCTGAAGTGCGGAGCGGGCCTGGTTTTTCGTCAGCCCATCAAATGATTTGCTGAGCCAGTCAATCTTATCCGCCAAGCCGGTCGCACTAGCCTTGGCGTCGTCGCTTCGCGTAATGAAGTAGGCAAGAGCGGCAGCCGCGGTGATTGCAATACCTACTGGGCCACCAAGCAGCGCCATTGCAGCAGATGCAGCCCTTGCCGCTACGCCCATTGCGGTGATGCCAGCAGTAGCTGCGATTGATGCGCCCGAGAGGCGAGCAGCGGCAAGAGAAGCGCCGACCGCCTGGACCTGTAGCAATACGAATCCAGCAGATGCTGACACCGCAGAGGCTGCCAATCGGGCGGTCATCACGGTAGCCAGCACCGTTACGGCGGTTCCAAGCCCCTCGATGGCGGCCTTCGCAGCTGGAGAACTGAGCGTTTTGTTTAACCCTTCAACCGCAGCTTTCGCAGAATCCAGGCTGCCCTCACCTGTAAGTAAGCCTGAGATCGTGTTCTGCAGGGCATCAAGCGACCCGCCGAACGTGTCCCGTGCAGCAGCGGCAGCACCCCCGTAAGATTCCTCTAGGGATGCGAGGATAATTTGCTGGGCGCCTGCTACATCGCCAGTGGACTCAAGCGCAGCGGCAAGTTTCTTTTGCTCATCAGTGAACCGGAATCCTTGCTTGCTGAGCGCCGTCAATCCCTGAGATGGAACGTCAAGGGCGCGACCAATCGTTTCAGCCGCATCCTTAACAGTGGTGCCAGTACGCGCCGCCATATCGGCGGCAGACTGCAGGGCGCGGTTGAATTGGTTGCCAACAATACCGGTGAATGCAAGCAACGTCGTTTGTGCTTGATTGATATCACCACCAGAAAAAGTTGTCGCTTTTTCCAACGCATCAGCCATGGCGTTCAATTGATCCCGATTGAACCCTGCCGACTCACCGGTTGAGCGCAACACCGCCCCAAGCTGCGCCTGTTCTTGTTCTGCGTTTTTCGTTTCCGTTACGAATCGACCGAAGATGCTCGCTACCGAAAATGCACCTACAACACCTGCGGCCGCGCCAGCAAGCGCGCTCCAGGCAAGCGAAGCCTCGCGAGCTGCGTCAGTCATCTCCTTGGACGTTTTCTTTGCGGACCGTCCCGCCTGATCCATAGGGCCAGTAAAACCACCTATCTTGGCAATCAGGTCAAGAGTCAGAGTGCCAAGTGATCCAGCCATGCTTTTCTCCGAGCAAAAAAAAGCCCACTCAGTGCGGGCTTTCTCGTTTTAGTTACTTCATTTTTCTGAGCGCCAGCTGCTTTTGTATCTCGCTAACGCAGTCGCTCAGATACTGATAAGGGTCACCTTCCGAATTTCCTTTCGCTTTTTCAGACAGCAAGTAAACAGCCACTTCGCTTTTTGGACCAAGAGCATCAATAAATTGATCCTCCTTGCCTTTCTGCACTGCAGCTTTATACATAGACACAATGGTGGACTGTTGCTTGCAACCTTCAATCTCCATCGACGCCGAATCAAGCGCTGTGTTGAATGTGTTTCTGGCCAGAGCGTGCGGCACAAGCTCTTCTGAGCTTGCACTATTGGCTACAAGCGCAAGCGAAACAAATGCCATAGCTGCATATCCGCGCATTTACATATCTCCCTAAGATGATCGCGGACTTTACCATCCATGGCAGATCACGCCCAACCTGCCACAGCCTCCTCAAGCGACTCGACACGCGGATCCATGTGCGGTGCGAAGTCCTGCTGGTACAGCCTCGGAGCATCCTTGCCGGTCTTCGAATTGACGTAGAACGCCTGGAACTGCGCCAGAGCCATCTCGACCCGCATGCCCTGGTGCAGCGATCCACGCTTGGCGCGAAACTTCATCCAGACCACAAACTCGGAATAGGCCATGCGCTCCTGCGCTTCGGCAATGGTGCGGCCGCCGATTCCATTCATGACCAGCTCGCACCACAACTCATCCGAAGGGTCTAGCGCTTCTTCTTTCCCGAGTTCTGCACCTCGCCAATGGCGATCAGCAGCAGGTTGGTCAGGTCAGGGTCGAGGGCGCCCTTTTCCGGATCAGCCTCACCGGTGATGTCGGCCACAGTAAACACTGCCTTGCCCTCAGCATCACAGATGCTCGAAGCAATGCGGCAGGCCAGCGGATCAGCACCTCGGTGGGCGGCGATGTCACCCACCGCTGTCTGATACGACAAGGGCCGGACGTAGCAAGTGAACTTGGAGCCCTCCCACTCGATCTCCTTGGCCACCGGTCGCGCAGTGAATGCCTTCGATTTTTTCAGGTTCGCGATGTTCAGTTCCATTATGCGGAGACCTTACGAATCCAGGCGGAACCGCCCGAGCGCTGGATCGACACTGTCGATGCAACCACGGCGTTCTGCGCGAAGGTGAATGGGAAGTCGGCCACGTAGCCCTGGAAAGCGAACCAGGTGCGGGTCGGCGGCAGGTCGAAGTCATCACCGGCCGCCAGGGCGACGGTGGCGGTTGCGCCGGTACCAGCACCGCCAGTGAAAGCGACAGTCGGGGCCGAGGCGTAACCGGTGCCTTTGTTGGTGATCGTGACACCAGTCACCACACCGCCAGAAACAGTAGCCGTTGCAGTCGCGCCAGAGCCACCGCCACCAGTGAGCGCCACAGTAGGTGCCGTGGTGTAACCGGTGCCGCCAGCAGTAACCGTTGCCACACCCAGACTGCCGCCGGCGGCAATGGTCGGCACAATGTCCTTGCCGTCAGACCAGCCCACCACCCACTTGATAGTGGTATCGCCGTTGGCTTCCGAGAGCTGATGCAGGCGAATGTGGCTCGCGTTGTTCGGGTCAGCGTTGAGGCCGAGCGATGCTTGGCCAGGGGTGCGCAAGCCTTTCTTATAGCTGCGCTCGTCGGCGGACAGGCAGGTGTCCTCGATCTGTTCGGCCGGCGCACCGCCCGGATCGAAGCTGGTGGCGCACTCCACTTCCATGACGGTCATTGGCCCGCTACCGGTGAGCGGCGGGACCAGTGCGTAAATCTGGGTTCCTTGGGAAAGGATCGACATGGCGTTCTCCAAATGTCGGGCATAAAAAAACCCGCACTCGGCGGGGTTGGTTTGGGTTGCAACGTTATCGAGGAACGAGCCAGCTCACATCGAAGCTGTACCGGTAATTCTTTGTGGACGGGTCGCGGCTTTCACCACCCCAGCGGATGATGTAGGCCTTCAGCTCAATGGCGTCCCTGATGGCCTTCGCAACGGCCCTGGCATCCTTCCCCGTCGTGGCGTACACATCGACCTGCAACGTGTAGCCGTCGGTGTCTGGGCGTCCAGCCAGGTAGTTCTCGGGGTCACCACCGATGGTCTGCCATACCGCGTAAGGCTTTTGCCCATCCTGTGGTGCGTCGCCGAATGGATAAAGGCGCTGCGGGGTTGAGCCCAGGACTGCGATGACCCCGGCATCCATGGCGCACACGGCGTTGATTGGTGCGAACATCAGCTGCTCCTAGCCTTCTCGGTCCGACGTATTGCTCTGTCGAGGCCTTTCTCGAACTGAGTGGCGAACTCGTTGGTGACTTCGCCGATATGATCTTCCAGAGCTGGGCGGGCCACCGGGTCAGCAGCAATATGCTCGGTACCGAACTCAAGCAGACGCCAATGTGGTGTCGGTGCACTTTTCTCGGTGCTGCCGTTCTTGACCAGCACCGCGCCGTGCAGAACGCCAACACGAAAGCCGAGGTCACCAGTACGACGGAATAGACGGCCGTTCCAGCGCAGCACGATGTTGTCGGCAATGGAACGCCCTGTGTCCGGGTCATCCCAGCGCCGGGCGCCTTCTTTGAAGTTCCTGGCGACCATCTCGGCAGCCCGACGAAGCGCGGTGCGACCGGTCTTGCGCTTGACCTCATCGTTCACCGTGGCGAGTTTCCCCAGCAAGTTGTCGACGCCGATCAAGCTGAACTTGACTTCATCGACCATCGTTCACACCCTTGCTGACCGGCAGCGTCAAATAATCGAGACCCGAAACGTTGTCTGGCAAAGCTCCGGCGATGTTGTAGATCTCGCCGCGGTGAATGATCCGCATCGTGGGCACCAATCCCGGGCGATACCGAACCACAATCTTCGCTGTAACCTCAGACTGAGTTGCCTGGGCCGCCAAGAACTCCCTGGCGCTCAAGGGCTCAACCGACGCCGGGCAACGCTCCCAGACGGTTTCCCATCTCACCGGAAGCTCGGTGTTGTCTTCCGGGTCGCGATCCACCACCGGTTTCTGGATATCGACGCGGTGCCGCAACCTACCGGCGCGCACTACACACCCATCCGGATGCGATAAGGCATCAACAGGGCCTTGCTGGTCAGTGGCAGCTCGGTGGCAATGGTACCCGTCACCACCTCTTCACGGTTCGCGAACAGGTGCCCAAGCTTGAGTAGGCATGCCGCCACGATTCCCTTGTTGATCACTATCCCGAATTCGTCCATGTCGATAGCCTCGAAGGCGTCCGCCAGGGCCTGGCGAGCACGTTCACGCAGCCGGCAACGGTCGTCAGAGTTTTCAGGGGAATCAGCCACCACCAGGGCGGCGCGGTAAGTGGCGCGCGCCGCCTGGGTCCGCTGAAGAGTGGTAGACTTTGCGAGATCCACCGCGGCCTGATCGGTAAAGAACCGCCTCTGAAGGAACTGCTGAGCAGCTTCCTCGGCGCCGTCCAATTGCGACTGCACCAGGTCCTGATCCTCAGGCTCCGCGAGCAGGTGCTTCATGGCCAGTTCGATGTCGATCACGCTCATGGTCAGTCGGCCTTTTTCTTGGCTGCGGTTTTTGGCGCAGCTTTATTCGAAAGGGTTGGGGCCTGCTTGTTTTCCGGGGAAGCAGAATTCTTCACGTCGTATTCCTCGATCAGGCCATTACGGCGGAGATCGCGGGCCACCGACTCATCCACGGTGAATTCCGCACCACGCTTCACATACTTTTCGCCTGAATCCAGGCCGTCGGCATTGAAGCCCTTGATCGCTTTTACAGTGATGTCTGGCATCGGTGTTCGCACCCGGTTTCCCGGGTGCGCTCCTATGAGGTGTCGAAGCCTTACGGCGCGTCGAATTCACCGTGGACGAAGGATTCTTCACGGTACACAGCCATAGCCAGGCGCTCTTCCGCGCGAATCGTGACCATGTTGGTACGGAAGTTGTCGCCGTCTTCAGTCGAAACTTCGACGGCCGCCTCTTCGCGGTCGAAAATCTGAGCCGCGATGTTCATGGCGCCCACCAGGAATTCACCCTCTGGAACAGCGTTGCTATCCACAACAGGCAGTTTCCACAGGCGTTGCGCGCCGCCTTCCTGGACGTTTACCCAGATGTAGGAGCCAGTGCTGTCCTTGGTCAGCTCGATATCAGCCCAGTCGACGGGGTTCAGTGCGATCGCCGAGGCGCGGTATTCGGCGATCCGCACCTGCAGGATGGCGCGACGCAGCGTATCGATTTTGGTATCGCCGGCTTTGCGGAGGGCGTTGTTGAAAGCGGATGCCTGGGGGATCAGGCCGAGCATGTTCCCACCCACGCCGTTACCGGCGAGGATCTGCTCTTCTTCCTTGTATTTCAGGCCGTAGATCGCGCGACCGTTGATGTAGCTCTGCAATAGCGGAATATCGGACAGAACCTGCTTGGAGGCGCGGAACCAGTGCGCAATGGTCACGACGTTGGTCGTTTTCAGCGCAAACGAGATATCCGACTGGGCTTTCGCTGCGCCCTCAGTGGCCTGGATCGCCGCCATGTTCTGGAATCCGCTTTCCTGCACGAACTCCACAGCATTGGAGCCGGTTCGGCCGGGCATGATCAAATCGCGGATGACGAACTGACGCTCCGGATCTGCAACGATGCCAGGTACACGCGTTGGCTGGATGCCGACACCCACGCCACCGGTACCGGTGGTTGCGCTGGTGATGTTGGTGACGGCTTTGCGACCAATGCGGGCGATACCACGGCCGCGAGTTTGCAAGGCCTTAAAGTCATCCGAGTCGGACAGCTCTTCGCCTACCGACTTGGCGTCAGTCGGATCGTTGGCCGCAAAGCGGCGAGACATCTTTTGCTCGAGGTCCTGCAGGCGATCCTGCAAGCCCACGCCATCCTTTACCAGGCCTTCGAGAACGGTCTTGGTATCGGCCAGAATGGTGCCGTGCTCTTTGATTTCTTTGTTCGCTTTCTCGGCGAACGCTTTGATTTCCTGGTCGCGCTGATCGAGCAGGTCATTGACCGCTTTCAACTGGACCTTGTCGTCGGAGTGCTCCTTGCGTTGCAACTGACGGTTTTCGGCGCGAGCCTGGTTGCTCATGGCGTTATGCATGGTGAATCCTCAAAACGATGGGAGAGTCAGTGCCGGGCGCGATTTGAGCGCCTCGACGAGTTCAGCTTCAGCCAGGTCGCCCGCGGACTCGCTCCGGAGCAGGTGTTGCAGTCCACGGTTGGCAATCACCGTTGACTGATTTTTCGAGAATCCTGCCTCGCGCAAGAGCAACTCGAATTCTTTAAGTGAAGGAAGGCCGCCATGTGCCAGCTTCGACTTGATGGTGTCGGTGCGCGCCTCATCGTTGGCCGGTACCGTCACAATGGAAATTTCCACCAGGTCGAGCTTGGTGAGCGTGCGGATGCGTGTCTTCTCGTCGAAGCTCGATTCGCGCACGTAATAGCCGATGGAAAGGCCAGTGATGGATCGGGACTTCATGCCGCGCATGGCGATACGCGCATACGGCGCATCAGCCAGCCAGAGCTCGCCATCACCGAACAAGCCCTTGGCGTCCTCTTTCAGCGTATCCATGGACCAGGAACCGATTGGCTCGGCGGTGCGATGCTGCCAGAGGACTGGTAAAGACCTGCCTTTCGCCTTGAGGTCGGCGATCGAATCAAGAAACGCCCCGGGCGCCACCACCTCGTTGTAACTGTCGACGACACCGAACACCGATCCGTAGCCAGAAAAAAGGCCGTCATCGCTGACAGCCTTCACGTCGTAATCAAATGAGCGGTACTTCACCGCGAGGGACTGGTCTTTCCGTTTCATTCCTGGTTCCCCTTGGGGGTTTCGTTGAGCCAGTCCAACAGCGCGGAACGGGCTTGCTGGGCATCGCCCGAGCCCTCGCCGAGCTTGTCGATCGGCAGCATGTTGGATTGAACGGTGAGCTTCGCTGCGTTACCGCCCATGGGTGCAAGGTTTTCCTTGATCCGGCAGTCGTCGCGGGTATAGATGCCGTTTTGCGTCATGGAGCTGTAGAACGCGGCGCGCGCAGCGCTGTCGGCGCGGAGCAGTCCCTCTGGGTTGAACTTCGCGTAAAACCGCCGGCGCTCATCGGGCCGCAGTAGGCGGCGATTAATGCTCTGCTCGATGCGTTTCATCCAGGGAAGCAGCGTGAAGCTCAGGAAGCCGAGCATCTGCTGTTCCATGCCAGTGCCCCAGCTGGTGCTATTGGACGTGTGGCCGACCATCCAAGGAGGAACACGAAACCACCGGCAGATCTCTTCGACGTTGAAGGCCCGGGTTTGGAGCATTTGTGCATCTTCGGGCGTCATAGACACCTGCTGATACTTCATGCCAGCTTCCAGAACCATCGTCTTTCCGGTGTTCACAGCGCCGGCGAACTTGGCAGCCATGTCCTCTCGGATGTCCTCCCGCTGGGCTTTGTTGAGAATTTGGTCTGTGGAAAGAACGCCGCCGAGTTTCATCCCGTTGGCAAACATCTTGCTGGCCGACTCATCGGCAGCCATAGCAGCGCCGAATACATTGCGGCCCATGGCAAGCGGGCTCAAACCGCACATGGGATCGGTCCCGAACCCGCGCGTGTGCATCATTTGCTCATCGAGTAGCGTATGAGGCTTGCCCTCGCTGTCGATGAACCGGTACTCGATCGCGCCGCTGCTCGTGCGCCGAGGCGGAGAAACAGATTGTGGGAGGATAAATTCCAACGAAGACAGATCGCGCCCCACCAAATGAGGCTCATTAAAACTGTTGCCGCTGAGCAGCAAGCTGGCCACCACACATTCCCAGAACTCAACAGGGGTTTGGTCGGCGTTCGGCTGCTGGCTGATCACCCGGTGCACGGGGTGCGAAGTGGCCACCTCTGGCACACCGTTATTGTCTTCGTAAAGTGCGATCGGGAGGGTGGCCAGGGTTTCTGCGATGAGGCGTACGCAAGCCCACACCGTCGACAACTGAAGCGCTGTCTGCTGGCTCACCGTTTTTCCCGACGCGGAATCAGTGCCGTAGTAACCATTCCAGAATGAAGCGTCACCCAGGCCAATGCGCCGACCTACCCAGCCAGCAAGCGAGGACTTCACAAATCCAGGCTCGGCGGATTTGAATAGAGCCTGGCGCAGGACTGACTTGATAGGTTTATTCACCAGTCAGCCCCTTACGGATGAATCCAGCCGCAGCCAAGAAAGAAGCAGCGCAAGCGATGAGTGCCCAGCCGAGACCGACCAAGACAAATACGCCGGCGACAAACAGGCACAGCGCGGCCACGGCCGCCACGATGAAGAGGATCAGGCCTGTATCCATGGGTTCGTTATCCAACAATGATAGGTTTCGAAAAGAAGTCGCTGATGTTGCCGCTGTTGTCGTTGGCGAGGATTAGCGCCCTGCCTATAGCCATGATCAGCGCGACGGCGCCGTCGATCTTGTTGTCGTCGCCCTGCTTGATGGGCCGCACGACGTCATCGTTACCGGGCATGTGTTTACCGATCACGTTGGCGATACACCAGGTCATTATCGGATGCCCATCGTGGTGAAATCGGCCAGCGGTAATAGCTGCCTCAAGTTCCTTCATGGGATCAGACATGTTGGTGTAGTTCTGCGTGGTCGTGATCGGGTTGAAACCTTCATCATCGAGATCGTGACTGAGGCCGGTGGCGCCGTGGGGGTCAATCGGGCACTCGCGGACCGGGGCCTGGTGATTGGCCTCCTTGGTGTCCTCGAAAATTTCTCGGTAGTCGATCTCGGCGCCATCGGTTATCTCCAGATGCTTGGAATTGATCCAAGCTTGGAACCGTTCGGACATGCGCTTGTTGTCGCTGTCGTAGGCAGTGTCGTAGGGCACCCAGAACTTCGGCGCTACGCTGTAATAGTGCGTCTTCCCATCAATGACACGCCAAAACAGGCGCGCCCTTGAGTTCATATCCAGCTTCCGCGCCAAGTCGAAACCAGCGATCCACTCTTGTCCCTCGAACTGTTCCAGGGTGAGCGTGGTGTCTTCGCAGGATTTCCAGTCCTCCATGTTGAAGAAACCGGATTTCGCACTCACCCAGAGATTGAGGTGCTTCGTTTTGAAGGTGTTGGCAAACCGGGCCGAGCGAATGGCTCTGGCCTGCTGACTCTCAAGGTACTCCTGAAACACCGAGACCCCGTGGTTCGGATTGGCCTTGGCCAGCATTTTCGGATCGGTCCAGTCGTCGCCCTCATCTAGCGTCCAGATCCAACCGAACAACTCTTCGTCCGGCACCGTACCGGCCAGCATCTCGACGACCTGGCGGCGCTTGTCGTAGCAAGGGCCTTCAATGTCGGCGCCGGCCGTGGTGATGATGAACATCAGAGGCTGACGTCGGGCGCCCATGCCTGTGAGCATGGTGTCGTACTGGGCCGACGTTGGGTGCTCGTGGTATTCGTCGACGATGGCGCAGCTTGGCGAGGCCCCATCACCCGGGTTGCCGATCAGTGGCTCGAACCGGCTGAAGTCGGACGGGATGTTCATGTTCGAGGCGTTCACCTCAATCCCTGCGGCTTGAATCAGCATTGGTGACTTGCTGACCATCAGCTTGGCGGGCCGGAAAACCTCCCAGGCCTGTTTCTCAGTCGTTGCGCCGGCGTACACCTCGGCGCCGAATTCTCCATCAGCAACAAACATGCTGATGCCCACGCCGCCGGCGACAACAGATTTTCCATTCTTTCTGGGCACTTCCCAGTAGCTTTCACGGAACCGGCGGTGACCGCCCTTCTTCTTGACCCAGCCGAATGTCACAGCCAGGCCAAAAAGCTGCCAGGGCTCCAGCGTGATCAGTTGACGCTTGAATGCCCACTCACCCTTGGTATGTGGCAGCAGCTGCATTAGCTTGAGCTTTTTCTCTGCCTTGGCCGGGTCGAACTTGAAACGGAAACCGCGTTTGCGGCTGGCCGCCAGATCATCGAAGTGGCGCTGCACTGCCTGGTGGATATAACGGCACGCCGGCACCTTACCGCGGAGCAATGACCGACCCCACGCCGTTGCCTTGTCGACATTGGGGTGGACAGATTTGGTCATCAGGTTCTCAGTAGGTTGGCGAATTCGTTGGTTTCTTTCTCCTTGTTGCCGCCGATCAGTCGGGTGCGGCTGGCCGGATCCAGACCCAGCATCGAACCGAAGGTCACCATCTGGCGCATCGTTTCGTTCGCGGCGGTAAGTGCGGGATTCTTCATCGGCCCGCCCGTGGCACCGGTGACGACGATGCCATGCTGCGTGATTGATTCCTGAGCAAGCCGCCAGTTGTCGTAGGCGCTACAGAAGGCCTCGACGTTGTGCAGGTCCGTGATCGCCACCACGTTCTCGCGCAGCAGCTCGGGAACAATCATGTTCCACATGGTGGCGGCCCGAGGGCTGAACCAATCCGGTGGGTCGATCTGGGTGATCTTGGAAAACTGCGGCTCGGCTGTATTCAGCGCGCGCTTGCCGGGGTTTCCGGCGAGTGCTTTTTTGGCCGTTGGCTTGGGTTTGCGACCACGGCCGGCGACCGTGGCGGTGCCTCCCATCGCGCAACTCCTGACTTTTTAATTTCGCGGGTGTAAAAAAACGACTGAGGGCGCGGTCTAGAAGCGAAAAGGCCCAGACTTTCGACCCTCCCCCTCCCTTTCTGCACGAATCATTCTCATTTGATCGTTTTTCACTGGTTTTCCTGGTTTTTTTTGCTTTCAGCGCCGGGAATTGCCGAAACCACCATCCTCGGAGGCCGTCTTGCTGGAGTGGCACGGACCACAGAGGCTCTGCCAGTTGTTCCGATCCCAGAACAGGACCATATCGCCCTTGTGCGGGATGACGTGATCAACATCTGTCGCGGCAACCACCTTACCTGCCTGCTCGCAGCACCTGCACAGCGGATGCTTGGCCAGCCAACCTGCCCTGGCCTGCTGCCACTTGTAGTTGTAGTGACGCTTGGTGCTGCTCTCCCGAGGCTTGGCCCAGGTCGAACTCTTGATCAGGTGGGCATGTTCATCGCAGTACCGAGGGTTTCGCGTAAGCGTGTTGCAGCCCTGGGCATTGCATGGTTTCTGCGGCCTCAGCGGCACGGGGTGCCATCCATGTATGTCAGTGGCAGAGCATCAGGGTCTTGCTCGGCCTGGTCCTCTGCCAACGCCTGGATCAGGAGCGCTTGTTGCGTCTCCATCCGCTCCAGCAGCGCGGTCTGTTTCTTCATCTCGGCCAGCATCTCGACCTGTAAGCAGTTCGCTTGCTCGCTCATAGGCCAGCCTCGTCATCTTATTGATCCATTCGCGCCGGGCGGCGCAGCCGCTGCAGGTCATCGCTAAGGCGTCCTAGTTGGCAGCTTGAAGTCCGTGACCCGGTCAGCTATCGACCGGATCTTCTCCACACCCAGGAAGCCAACCCAACCACCAACGAAGGTGGCCATGCTCTGGGGCAGTCCGAAGAACTCCAGGCTGCTGATGATGGTCAGGGTAAGTCCACCGCACAGCACGCCTTCCACCAGCATCTGGCGACGTGAGCCGCCACCATAGGTGATGCGCAACACGGCCATGGCGAAGGACAGCCCGGCCGGGTAAAGGATCGGCGCATGCTGGCTCAGCCACGCAAGCATCAATGCCCAGGTGTCTGGCTTATCTGGCATGTTCGACATCTCGATATCCTCCCGGTGAGGGAGTGAAGGAATGGATTAGCTGCGGCGCCAGAGCAAGCCGCCCTGACGAAGTTCGGCGCGGATCACGTCTTTGACCTTTTCAGCATTGAGCAGGCGTTCGGCGTCGACCTGGCCCTGCTCCGCCAAGCGGTCGAGTTTCATCTTGTCGACTTCCGCTTTCAGTGACTTGCAGAGCTGGGTGATTCCAATCGCGCCGGAAAGGGCATCAATAAGCTCGGCTTCGGTTGCACTCGGCTTCATAGCGAAAAGATCAGCCGACACCAGGATCTGCGATGGCAAGCCGATGCCCGCCGCGTAGTACTTGCCATTCTCACCGAGCTGCATCCGCGCGCCCCATGCGGCCGGCCATGGCGACTTGACGATGCTGTCCTGAATCGCGGCCTGGCTGATGAAGACCTGATCGCCATCAACCTTGAAGGGCTGAGGCTGCTCGGTCTGGTCAAGATTGCCCAGCTTGATCCGCACAACACCGTCATGTGTGACGGTCATCAAACCGTCCTTGATACCGATGCGCGTACCGGCCACCTTCGCCTTCTCCAGGCGATCAGCCAGCTCTTCCTCGGTTTCGAGGCGGGAGTAGCTCAGGAACAGGCGAGCATTGAACGACTCATCGCTGTAGCTCGCATCAAACTCTTCGAACTCGGCGGCGTGTCGGTACTCTTCCGGAACCTTTTCCAGCTCGGCCCGCATGAACTGGAGCAAGTTGGCAGCGTTCTTTGGCAGGTCGTACTTGCTCCAACTGGCCACTTCTACCGAGACCATCTGGCGCTCTGGCGCATTCGCCGCGCTACCGAGAGTGCAAGAGTGGATTTCGAAGTCACCAGTGAGGGCGTTGAGCTTCCAGCCGGAAACGCCCGGCACGTAGTTGGCGCTCTGGATTTGGCCGCCCATGGCTGCTTCCAGAGAATCGATCCGCTTGCCAAGCAGCTCGTCGGCAACCACTCGCGCACCGGATTCGGCTTCAATCTGGGCGGTGTTCGCTTGAACCTGGGCAGCCAGTGCCTGGATGTGAGGATCGGTCATTTGCTGTGCCTCATAACGAAAAAGGCCCGCCGATATGGCGAGCCCCCACATAGATCAGCTCCAGCAGCACTCCCAGCTCGGAGCAATGGGTGTGGTGGAGCCGAAAACTAAAAAGCCCCGGCAAATGCCGAGGCTCAAGGAAGTGTAGAAAGCAAAAAGCCCATCTCGGAGACGGGCTTTGCACGCGGAAAAACCGCAAAGTAACTGAAATCTATATGCAGGGACCGGGGCTGTCAAGCAGCCTGACGGCGAATATCTAAAGCTCCATCAATCCACGCAATACCCGCCTTCCAGAGCCCGCGCGTCTTCTCTTCGCCGAAGCCCATCTTCTTGCCTACCTCCATCAGTGAACTGTCGCGGGTGGTGTAGTACTTCATAAGCACCTGGCCGCATTCGGGGTAGCGCTTGAGCAGTCGGCCCATCAATCCATCGATCATCAACGCGTCGTCATCGGTGATCATCGGCGACAGGATGGTGTTCTCGCGTGATGCGCAGCTCGACACGCCAGAGCCCAGCACAACCCAGCGACCCCAATGCTCGAGTAGATCCTCGGCGGTGCGTTCTTTAAAGCTCGGTGTGAAGGCCATGGCTCAATCCCCTGTGAAGTTGGTGGCACCTGGGCCACGGCGGTTGTTCCCGTTGTATTGCGCTTCAGCACCGGCAGGCTTGAAGCAGTTGTGTTGTGCGATTTGCTGCTCTGCAGCCTGGAGCCGGATGCTCAGCTGCGTCACCAGCACCTCCAGCGGCAGCGCTTCACCGGTTTCGGCGGTCACCCAGCCCGATGCGTTGCACTGCACGCAGGCCAGCTCATGGAAAACGCCCTTGATCACTGCCCTTCCGCGGCATGCCGGGCACTTGGCCAGGTCTAGTTGGGCAGCGCGGAATGCTGGGCCGTGGGACTTCTTCATGCAGCCTCCAATGACTTATAAGCCAGCACGACGTAAGCAACCCGGTACTGATTCACTTCGCCGGAGGCAGTCCAGTAGTCGGGAACAATGACGGCGCGCACCACAAACTGGTCAGCGCCGATCATCACAACCTCATCAAGAACCGGCTCTTTTTTGCGCTGCTCGGTGAACTCATAACCACCAGGGGCGGTGAACTTGACGATCACGAAAGCCATTTTTAAACCTCGCCTTTTATGGTTTCTGGATTTGGCTAGAGGCCGCGCCATTCAAGGCCTCGGCGCCATTGTGCGAATTTCCGTTTCTAGTCATGGTCGAGCGGTGAATCAGGTTGAAACCCTTCCCGTCTAACCAGTCATGCCACTTCACCAATGCCTCGCGCTTGAGCAGTTCGGCCGAGGTGTGGATGTAGGTCTGCACGTTGCGGGTCATCGTGTGGTTCACCAGCATCTCGCCAATGAGGAAGTCGACGCCCAGGTCTGTCCACCCGGTTCGGGCCACCTTGCGCAGGTCGTGGCTCGTCCACTCACCCTTGCCCAGCCTGGTGAACACTGCGCAGGCCTGGCTGTCACTGATCGGCCCACGGCCCCGCGCCGGGAACACGTAGGTGCCCTTGTAGCCTTTAGCTGACTGCCAGTCCCGGTACCGCTCCAGCAGCGCGCACACCTGGTGGGTCAGCGGCAAGTGATGCTCGCAGCGGGTCTTGGTGTTCTCGGTGGGAATGAACCACTCGCCCTGCTCACCCAGGGTGAAGTGGGACCACTGCGCTTGCCTGGTCTCGCCGGCGCGGGTGCCGTGGCACAGCATCATCAGGGCCAGCATGCAGTCCTGTGGGTGCTGGTCGAAGCCGGCGGCAAGTTCGCCGATCACTTCCTCGAGCTGTACGGAGCGCAGACGAGACGGCTTCGGCTGGATGCGGGCCTTGGTGAAGTCGGTGAACTTGAACCCGGCGATGGGGTTGGCGGTGATCAGGCGTAGCTTCTCGGCCTGGCGGAACGCGACCACCAGCACTCCCCACATCAGTCGGACGTAGGACAGGGACATTTCAGCCTGCATCGGCCACATCACCAGTTTGTCGAGGGTGGAACGGTCGACGTCTTCCACGGCGATATCGGCGAGCCGCGGCTTCAGGTGGCAGGAAATGATCGAGGTGTTGGTAGAGCGGCGCTTGGACGACAGACTGCGGTCAACGGCCTGGCGGGCGGTGAACCAGTCCAGCAGTTGGCCAACGGTCTGCAGGGTGCCGGCCGCGGCTGATGCCTTGGGATCGGCGGCCAGGCGCTCACGGATTTTTGGCAGGGCGCCGACCAAGCCCTTCACGGGAAGCTGGGGAAAAGCGGCGATCTTCTCCCACTTGTTGCCCGACACCAGATACCAGGTACCGCGCTCACGGTTTCGGTGGAAACGGAAATACACCCCAGGGTAGCGCGCGTCACGCAGGTCACGGACGGCGGTATTGCCGGCCTGGCGGCGAATCTCCGCATCGGTAAACGAAGTGAGCACTGTCTGGGTCATGCGGCGGCCTTGGTTTGAGGTTGGAGAAGGTAGGCCCGGATAGCCTCTATGGCGTCGAAGTGCCCGCGGCAGACGATGGCCAGATAACCCTGATCGGTTAGCGCCTGGAGGTATGCGTCCTGGGCCGGGGATACCGCGGCGTCATGCGGCGCGGTAGCCTTGAACTCGATGTACAGCCCGAAGTAGCCGCCGCGCGCCATTGGCAGGACTAGGTCAGGAACGCCAGCCTTCACGCCCTGCTCTTTCAGCTTGATCGCTACCAGCTTGTGCCGGTGCCCACCGTTCGGGACGTGGTAGATCAGCTTGGCTGCCGCCGGATAGCGCAGGCTGATTTCTTTGATCAAGGCTGCCTGCTCCAGGCCCTCACGATCGATCGACTTGGCCCGCGCCGGCTTAGGGGTGAAAGGCCTCACGGCAGACGGATTCATTGACTTCATGCGCATACCCGCTCACCCGTAACGACATCAATCACTTCGAAAGTGGAGGGCCACATCGCTGACCCAAATTTCAGCGCTGCCGACGGGTGCTCGAATAGCGCGACAGCCCGGTCTGGCTTATCTGTGAGCTCCCACTTGTAGCCGCAGCAGTGCACCGCATATCGATATGCAGACGGATCGGTAGGAGCCAAACGAGCATTACTCATCAAAAACCTTCCTTTCCACGTTGCGACTCCCAGTCAAACGGGACAACGATGAGCCCGCCCTCGCGCAACCGGTCAACGCACCTGTCCCCCATGGCGCGCCCCAGCTCATCAGCTTTGAGGTTCGAGATAATCACCGTGGGGGCCTCTCGCTCGTAACGGCCGTTGATGATTGCAAACAACGTGGTCAGCTCGAAGTCGCTGGGCTGCTCCTTGCTCACGCCGATTTCATCCAGCACCAACAGGTCGGGACTTATCAAGCTCGCCAGGATGCTGCCTTCGGTCCTATCGCTGCTCTTGTCATAGGTGCAGCGGATCGCTTGAAGAACCGACCCAAACGTGCGGTATACGGCCGTCCGAGAGGACTTGTGCAGAAGCTCGTTGGCCATCGCCACACCCAGATGAGTCTTGCCTGTGCCCGGTTTCCCGATCAGCACCATGCAGCGTCCAACTTCGCGAATCTGGTCGAAGGTCGCGACGTAGTGGCGGCAAAACTTCAGCGCCCGACGCTGCCCGTCATGCTCTTCCTGGTAGTTATCAAGGGTGCGACTCAGAAAACGCTTTGGGATCAGGGCATCGCCCAGCTTTCGAGCCAGGGAAAGCCGCAGTTGATACGACTCCTCCGCCTTGGCGCTCGCTTCTCGATCTGTCGCGATCGCGCGCAGGCACTCAGGGCACCCCCCTTTAAGCTCTCGCCCAAGGATCACGGTAACCTTCTGGTCGAATTTGCCGTGTTTCTCACATTCGGCGGGCTGAGTTCGGATCGGCAGCACGCCTTCAGAAATCGATACGACCTTCTCAGAGCGCATAGGAACCGTCCTCTCGCTGGACTAAGCCGGCGGTGTAGTCGCGGGCAGCGAAACCCGTGTGCCGCGATGGCGCATCTTTCTTCACGAACGGACGTACGTTGCTGTCACGATTCTTGTCATCCTTAACCCACCGCACCAGTAGCGAAACCCATTTGGCCTGGGGTTGCAGCAGGCCGGTTATTTCGTGGTGAGCAGTGAACGGGGCGACCGCCTCCTTGGTGAACAGGTCCGTGGTGACTCCAAAGTGAACGCAGTAGGCTTTGAGCAAATCAGCGTCTGGCATCCAATCCAGCGTCATCTCGACAGGGGACTTCGGGTCAAAAGCAGGCCCAGGTTCTTCCGGCGGCAAGTCTTCTCCGACACTGCCCATGTCGCTGCCGGCCGCCGGAATTTCTTCGCCCGCGTTGAGAGAGTGGTGTTGATCTTGATTCGGAGAATCAGTGAATCCGGAATCAGGAATCAGGATTCCACAATCAGGAATCAGGGCGTTATCTAACGGTGGGATAACAGGCTCTAACGGTTCTTTAACGTTAAAAGACAGTTCGCCCACAAGAACCTTTCGTTGGGAGCCTGCGACTACAACGTTCTTTTTCCGTTCGTTAACAGTGAGGTAACCGTTAATGTCAGGGAGTGTGCTGTCCTTTTCCGAGCCGTGCGGGCTCTGGTGCTTCTGGAAGTTGATGATCTCAATGACCGAGAATCCAGCCACCTGGTAGCGAGAAATGAAGCCGGCAGCAGCCAGTCGAGCCAACCCAGCTTCGACGTCGTAGTCGTCGCACGGGAACAGTTCGATCTTGATTCGCTTCACACGATCTTCGAGGCGCCCTTCCCGATCCGCCAAGCACCAAAGACCAATGAAGGCAAGACGGTCAAACGCAGGAAGCTCAACCAGCAATTCGTTGCTGAAAAGACCTGGCTTGATATTGCGTGCGCGGGCCATTAGCGAGCCCTCCCGACAATTTGCTCAATCTCTTCGAAATGAAACTGGTGTCGCGACACGTTTTCCAACTCTTGAAAAGGTGTCGCGGCATGGCGGGTATTGCCTGGAGCGGCGTTGGTGTTCATAATGGCCCCACTATGTTTTACAAGCTGTTGAAAGGACCGCCCTGCCAGGCGGTTTTTTTATGTCTGAAATTCGAGTACTGGATGAATTAACAGCTGATCCAGAATCTCTAGCTGCCCCTCCCCGCTCAGCGGAAAATGGCGTCGTCGAACAGATTAGGCGGACTGCTTCAATGGTTGAGTCGGGTCATCTTCACGATTGGCGACTAATACACCACCGGACTCCTTTTCAAGAACGCACTGCATTGGGTACGAAAATCCTCCCGCCGCACGGCACTGGGAAACGCGGCTGCCGCTAACGCGGAGCGCGTCACCGATGGCGCGACCGGTGCGGAAATGTTTCAGGGCTTCGTCGAAGGTCATGGGGCGTCTCTCCAATGTCTTTGGCGAGTTTAGAGTTCTTAACAACACAAGGCAAGTTATCTAAACAATGAAATGTTTAGAATCCTAAATATGGACTTTAAAGACCGCGTGACCTCACGCATGAAGGCGCTCAACCTCAGCGCCACCGACATCAGCAAACTGACTGGCGTATCGAAGGCGACGGTAAGTTTCTGGGTGAGCGGCACGAATGGCGCAAAGGGGAAAAACCTTCTGGCGCTAGCGAAGGCTTTGGATTGCTCGCCGGATTGGCTGTCCGATGGCGTCGGTACGCCCGATCAGGCATCTAGCGACGACACAAAGGCCGGTATGTCCACGGTTGAGTTGATGGCCAAGATGCTCGCGTCTCGGGCTGGAAAGAATCTTTCAGAAAAGGCTCGGGAGACGATGCTCGCCGCAGCGGAGCAGGCAGATAGTCCAGCCGACCACGGCGGGAGTTTCGTCCAAAGCCATCTATCGAGTCTTCGACCCACCAGTGAAGAAATCGTCATTCCTCAATACGATATCCGAGCGGCTATGGGGCACGGCCAGGTGCCGCCCGACTACACCGAGGTCGTTCGAAATCTTGTAGTGCGCGAGGAAATTCTTCGCGAGAAAGGGGTCACTTATACCTCCGCGTCATCGCTTGGCATGATCAACGGCTGGGGCGAGAGCATGGCCGGGACGATCAACGACAAAGACCTTGTGATAGTCGACAAGGGGATAAAGGATTTCGTCGGTGAGGGGATATACGTTCTCACTTGGCATGGAGAGCTGTACATCAAGCGTGTAATGCGCATGGACGAAGAGTGCTATAGGCTGATATCCGACAACAAACACTATGAAAACCAAACGGCTCGAATCGACGACGTGACGATCCATGCCAAGGTGCTGTTGATCTGGAATGCCCGAAAGGCATAACCAAAAGCCCGCCACCTAGCGGGCTTTTTTATGCCCATCAGAAAGGCGCGGGCTCTTCAACCGCATCTAACTCATCATGATCCTGGACCCGTGGATCTTCATCGGCCGCAGCTTCCCAGCTCAAAGTGACCGATTCATCTTCGTCGTTGAAAGTCATCTCAATACCGTCAACGTCGGCGAGCACGCCCATAACCTCCTCCCACTCACGCTCTCCATCGCTATCAAGCCTGTGGATGGTTGCCCATTTCCTGTCCTGGGCTATCGGGTGGTTGATCATGCTTGAAACTCTGAGCGTCAGACGCTCAACTCCTGACAGAGGAGTTTGCTGTTGAGGTTTCTTCTGCGGGCTCGCCATCAGCTGCTCCTTGATTGCTGTATATGCATACAGTTATCCACTCAGATTATCCGAACTTTTCTAATCGCGTAAGTCTTGACGCAATCAGCGTTCACGCGTACCTCGCCGCCAAAATAGTTAAGATATCTAAAATAACTATTGACGAACTCTGTTTAGTTTTCTAAATTCACTCCATCGCCGAGCAGCTCTCGGCAATACACGACTGGTGAAGCCGCCAGATAGCACGGGATCAGCGAAGTGATCTCCCAGCCCCTGAAAACGGGACCGACTGGACCAAGCTCTTTAAACAGAACGGAAGATTTCACTGGCTGGCCTTGGTGACAGGGCCAGACGGGAAACCAACCGGGAGTCACATTGATGGAAGCAACAATCGTCAGCGGCGCATGGAAGGGTCACCTCGGACGAGGCCTTGCGCCGAAAGAACTTCAGTACCTGCTGGGCACTGCCCAGGGCAAGACAGCCAAGGAGATTGCCCGCCAATTCGACGTGGCAGCCTGCACCGTGGCAAAGCGGCTTTCCTGCGCCATGTTCAAGCTCGGTGTGAACCGGCAGACAGCAGCAGTTGCCGAGGCCATGCGCCGCCAGATCATCTCGCCGATGTGCATCACCCTGGCCGCGCTGATCGCCATGCACTCAATGATCGGTGACGACGCTATGCGACGTGATCGCCGGGTTCCTGAGCGCCGCACCGCCCAGGTTCGAGTGCTTCGCCAGGCGGAACGGCCAAGCCTTATCGCCTAAACAGAGCATCATTTAGCAGGCTAGAAAAAAGGAGTATGAACATGCACCACCCACACCCTGATTCACCAGGACGGCCGACCATTCAACCTCCAAGCATTAATGGAAGAATCGAGGCGGCACTCATGACCCTCGCTTGCAATGGGCAGCCTGGGCTCGCGACAAGAATGGCTCTGATGTACCCCAGCACTGATTTTGTCAGTGCAGAAAGCTGCAATAAGTTCGCGACTATCGTTCTTACTCGGACAATTGCTGCCTTAGTAGAAGCTCTGCCTGCTGAGCGCTCTGGCCAGATTCAGAAAGAACTAGCTGATTACCTTTCTGAGTTTTTCGAATCTGCCTGACTCCGTGCCACATCCCGTTTTCAAGCTCGATCACGTCCCCTTCTGATACTGCGCGTGCTGCCTCGTAAGCTTTTGGCAGTCCATCCCCCATGTCTCGATCGTATTTGATGCTGTAAGTCGGCATTAGATCGCCCTCCTTTGCAGGCTGCGTTGTGTGAGAGCGCTCAGCCTAGCGCAAAGCCCGTCACCTGGGCAGTGGTGAGCTGGCCGCTGGCCAACGTCTTTTCAGATCATTCAACGCGGAGGATTGGCAGCCATGTGAACTTCAAACCAAGGCGCTCGACCGCCCCCCCCCCCTGCGTGACATAGGGAGGTCTATGTAACGCAATGAAAAGCCCAGTCCCTGCTGGGCTTTTTTTCGGCTCGCCTTTATTCGTCAGCACCCTCCCCTGGGCCCACCGGCAACCATCAGGCGGTCAGGCTGCTGACGAATAAACGCAACCACAACCAAGGAGTCGGCATGAACCCAGCCATCCAACAAAGCCAAGCCGTTCTGCAGGCCCTGCGGGAACGTGTTTCGCTTTCCACTTCGGAGATGTACATGAAGATCGGTCGCGAAGAGCCAGTGAAGGTGCCCCGTTTCAACGTGGTGCCGCTCGGCAAGAACCTGTTCGATGTGGTGGAGCGCTCCACCGGCGTGTCCCGCGGTGCGCGCACCGGCCACGACGGAGCCTGTCAGTACGCCGACCAGCTCGAGCGCAATGCTGACTTCTTCAGCGCGGCCAAGGCAACTTCACGGCGCTTCGGTTTCCGCATGCTGCGCTGGACGGCCGGGTTCGCCGCGATGATGGTGCTGTTCGCCTACTACGGTGCGCAGCCATGATCGGCGTGCCAATGCCCGATCCACGGGATTCGATAATCGCCAACCTGAACGAGCAAATGAAAGCCTTCTTCGGCGACGGCAACGAAGTGCAGCAGATCGCCCAGGGCGTCAGCGGCGAGAAGGCCGGCACCTACGGTGGTGGGCACAGCAACAAGCTGCGCGCCGAGCGAGACAAGATCGCGCCAAAGCTGAAGCAGGCTGTCGACTCTGGCGCATCTCTGCACCAGGCATGCCTTGCCGCAGGCGTCGACTACAAGCGGGCCCGCCTCATTGCTCGCGAGAACGGCTTCAAACTCCCCAGCAATCCATGAAGCGCATCAGCAATCAGGTGCGCCAGCGCCTTCGCCAATCTCAATTCAACCTCCCACCCAGCGGCCTGCAGGCCATCCCGGAGAAACAGCCATGTCCACAGCAACAGATACAGCCGAGTTTCTTGAAGAGCTCAACGGCGGCGCCTTCGCCAGCCAGATCGGTCACGCCATTTCCGAAGTAGCTGCTGGTGTGGTTGACCACGGCAAGGCCGGCAAGCTGGTGATCACCTTGGACTTCAGCCAGATCGGTGAATCGCACCAGGTGAAGATCAAGCACAAGCTCGATTACAAGGTGCCGACCAAGCGTGGCACTCGTAGCGAAAACACCAGCCTCGACACGCCCATGCACGTGGGTACCGGCGGTCGCGTGACCCTCTTTGCGGAGAAGCACGACCAACTGTTCAGCCGCGACGACGCGCCGATTCCTAAACGCACCTGATCTACCCGCTCACCCTCCCTCCGCAATCCAAGGAAATAAACGATGTCACTTACTAAAGATGCGATTCAGCTCATAACCGATACGGCGCTCGAAGCAAACGGCAAGAAACTGGAAACACTGGTCCCTACCGTAGTGATGCCGGAAAGCTCGAAAGTCATCGACTTGGAGAAGTTCCAGGCCGGGCGCAGCCGCTTCCGTGGCACCTACAGCACTCACTCGCTGGCAGATTTCGGCACCTATGTGGTTGAGCGCGCAGAACCAGGCGCGCGCGGCTTCATCGACCAAGACGCAATGAGCTGTGTCCTGCTGTTCAACCTGGGCACCACCGGCGAGCCCGGCCACGCCGATGACCGCGCCGTGCTCAAGTTGAAGCCAACCGCAGGTTACACCGCCGCCCAGCAAATCGGCGGGCGCGGCATCAGCCAGAAAGACCTGAGCGACTGGATCGAAGACTGGCACCAGTACCTCACACCGGTTGACGAGGAAGGCAAGGCCATCCCCGTGGCTAAGGCCATTGCCGCCGTGCGCACCATCACCATCAAGGCGTCCAGCGAATCAGAAACCACCGTGGGCGAGACCAGCGCCAGCCGTAGCGCGATGGATCAGATCGAAGCGCGCAGTAAAGAAACGCTGCCGGTGTCTCTGCTATTCAGCACGATCCCGTTCGAAGGACTGACCGAGCAAGTCATCACCCTTCGGCTGTCGGTCATCACCAGCGGCGCGCAACCTGTCCTGAAACTGCGCTGGGTGGGCGAGGAAGTCCAGCGCGAAGACATCGCACAGGAATTCAAGGCCGTGCTGCAAAACGGTATCGGCGAAGCTGCCGCATTGTCGTTGGGCGCATTCGATCCAAAGTAAAACAAGGCCGGGAGACCGGCCTTCCTACTCGCTAAATCACGGAAGAGAGGGATCTGGGGGATATGGCCCCATCAGCTTATGGATATTTGGCCACACCATGAACGCCTGAGTCGCTCGACTGCCGCGCAGGCAGTAGACCAAGAACTCGGTCTTGCTCCCGCTGCTCACGCGGTATCGATATTTGCCGCATCCCTCTACATCGGCCTCAGAAAGGGCGCGCGTAATACTTGGATTATCAGCCTTGATCCAGGGTGCCGGGTATTGCTCCTCCAGCGAGCCGGCGGAAACAGCCAGCGGAAGTAAACCAAACACGCTAAGCAATGCTCGCTTCAAATCTTGCTCCTTGATCCGGCTCCATGCCGGTATCCCGTAATACCCCATATCAACGAATCACGCCAGCCGGCGAGGATCCCCTATGTCCGCACAACAGAAGAAACACCCCTTCGATTTCAAAACCCAATACGGACTCGGCTTCAACCCTCAGGACGATGAGATCGTTGTCGACTTCTTCTGTGGCGGCGGCGGCGCCGGTACAGGCCTGGAAATGGGCCTGGGCCGCACGGTGAACGTGGCGAAGAACCACAGCCCGCAAGCGATCAGCATGCACACCGTGAATCACCCAGGCGCCAAGCACTTCACCACCGACGTGTTCGATGGTGACCCGGACACCGAATGCGGCGGCAAGGCCGTGGGCTGGTTCCACATGTCGCCGGACTGCACGCACCACAGCCAGGCAGCCGGCGGCCAGCCACGCAAGCGTGAGATTCGGAACCTTTCCTGGATCGGCTTGAAGTGGGGAGGCAAGAAGCGGCCCCGGGTGATCAGCCTGGAGAATGTGAAACAGATCCTGCAGTGGGGCCGGCTGATCGCCAAGAGGGACAAAGCCACGGGCCGCGTGGTCAAGCTGGACGGCACTATTGCCACACCTGGCGAAGTCGTGCCGGTGGGCCAGCAGTTCCTGATCCCAGACCCGAAGCAGCGTGGCCGCACCTGGCGCCGCTTCGTGGCCTTGCTTGAAGGCATGGGCTATGTCGTTGAGTGGAAGGTGATCAAGGCCTGCGACTTCGGCGCGCCGACCAGCCGGGAACGCCTGTTCATGATCGCCCGGTGCGATGGGCAGCCAATCGTGTGGCCGGAGCCAACCCACGCCAAGAACCCCGCCAAGGGCCAGCAGAAGTGGAAAACGGCCGCTGACTGCATCGACTTCACTGACCTGGGAAAAAGCATCTTTGGTCGCAAGAAAGACCTGGCCCCGGCCACCCTGCGCCGCGTTGCCAAGGGGATGAAGAAGTTCGTCATCGACAGCGCGGCCCCGTTCATCGTGCCTATCGCAAACTGGTCAGGGGAGACGGTGCAGTCGGCCGGCGAGCCGCTGCGCACGATCACCTCCTACCCGAAGGGAGGTGCCTTCTCGGTGGTCAGCCCGGTGATCGCACCGGCAACACACCAGGGCAGCGACCGGATCAACGACCCGCTCGAGCCCTTGCCGACGGTGACCTGCGCGAACCGCGGGGAACTGACGCTGATCAGCCCTGTGATGGTTACCGCTGCCCATGGCGAAGGGAAGCCGGGGGGTGTTCAACGCTGGGGAGACGGTTGTAAATCCTCTGCTGACCCCTTGGGCACGGTCACAGCAAGCGGAGGTCACTCGATCGCATCAGCGCACCTGGTGAAGTTTCGATTCAACGACGCGGGCAAAGCGCTTGACGAGCCACTGCCGACCATCACCAGCGGCGGCAACTATCAGCGCCCGGCCGGGGCCGCACATGCCATGGGCATCTCCACGGTGTTCATGGCCCAGATGAATGGCGGCTTCAACACCACCAACGCCAAGAGCATCGAGGACCCGATGACCACGGTGACCAACACCGGCAGCCAGCAACAGCTGGTCGCGGCGAACCTTGTGCACTTGCGCGGGAACTGCGATGCCCGGGACGTAAATGATCCGCTGCACACCATCAGCGCCGGCGGCCAGCACCACGGGTTGGCCAGCGCATTCATGGAGCGGGCATTCGGCGCCAGTGTTGGCCAGGGCCTGGAAGAACCGGCACCGACTATTACTGCGGGCGGCGGGGGTAAAAGCTCACTGGTGTCGCTCACCCTATCACCCGAACACGAAGCCGGTGCCCTTCGCGTCGCCGCCTTCCTGATCAGCTACTACGGCACCGAGAACATCAGCGCTTGCGACTCGCCGGCGCCGACGATCACCACCAAGGACCGCCTGGCCATGGTCACAGTGATGGTGAAGGGCACGCCCTACGTGATCGTCGACATCTGCCTGCGGATGCTCAAGCCGTCCGAACTGTACAAGGCCCAGGGCTTCCCGGCCGACTACGTCATCAGCCACGGCGCCGACGGCAAACCTTTCACCAAGACCCAGCAGGTGCACATGTGCGGCAACAGTGTTAGCCCGCCGCCGATGGCTGCGCTCGCACGCGCCAACGACCCGTGGCGCACTGAGCAACGCCAAGCGCGCGCCGCATAACTCCCCCACTCCACCGCCCGGGCATGGCCCGGCAAGGACTCCCCGTGACCGAAGTAAAACGATACACCCCAAGCTTGAAGCCTGGGCTGATGATTGAGGATGCCGAAGGGAAATGGGCGAAGTATGAGGTATTGGCCCAGATAGTGGCCCAATGTGAAGACCTGCAACAGCGCCTGACCGCAGCGGATGAACTGGCAGATTTACTGCTGGGGTTGTTGCATGAGGCGCGCCAGCATCATGGCGTAATGCTGATGAGCGACCCACCACAGGATGCATGGAAGTACCACCGCATGAATGAGCGTATCGACGCCGTACTGAACGCCAAGCCCTGAAAAGAGTACATCCGTACTCCGACCGCAAAACCTCTACCCCTCCCCCTTCAAAGTCAGCCGCTATAGCGGCAAGGACGAGTGTGCCCGTGAGCATCATCGACGACGTAATGACCGACAAGATCACCCTGCACGGCCTGGGCTTTGTGCAGATCCAGTTGGAAGGCAAACAGCGCATGCACGTCTGGCACCCTGAGCTGCCGCGCCGGGCGTGCTTTGAGCACTCGGCCATCCACAATCACCGCTTTGATTTTGACTCCCTGGTAATCGTGGGCACGCAGATCAACGTTGAATTTGCCGAGTTACCGCCCGCAGCCGCCTGTTTCAAGCAGGCTACGCATGAGCTGTACATCCATGAAGGCGCCCGCAGCGCCAGGGGCGGCCGGCCATGGGTGCGCAATGGAACTGTAGAGATGCTGCAAACCAGTCGACAGGCCATTGCTGCCGGGTCGATGTATCGCATGCGGGCCTACGACTTTCACCAAACAGAGCCAGGTGGTGACGGAAAGGTAGCGACGATCCTGAAAAAGGGGTGGGAGGGCCAGCAAGGCGCGCAGTCGAGCTGCGTGATCGGTATTGAGCCCGATGGCGACTTCGACCGTTACCAGTGGTCACCAGCCCAACTCTGGGAAATTGTCGCAGATGTGATGCTCGGCCAGGGGGTGACGCCATGATCGCCACCCTCTGGTTCGCCTACGTCTTCATCTACAAGGGGCCAAAGCCATGAGCAGGATGATCAGCATTCGAACCGAAGAGTTGGCCGGGCCCGCGCTTGGATGGGCTATCGAGGCAATCGAGGGAGCCACGCCCTCGCCGGCCGGCCAGCTGCAGTTGGCCTTCTGCGCACCGCCGGTGGACGACGCCCAGTGCGAGCGCCTGATCACCAAATACGCCGTATGGGTCGAGCCCGGCCACGGCGTCAACTGGGTGGCGGACACGAAGCGCGATCCGTTCCAGCGCGTGCACGGTGAGACCCGGGCTGTCGCGGTGTGCCGCGCCGTACTGGCTGAAGCCATCGGCAAGACCTGCAGCGTCCCCGCCGAACTCGTTTAACCCCAATCCCCCTACATGCCTGCCGGTGAGCGGCGGGCGAGGATATCTGCATGCCAAAAGTTATGCGGTCAGTGGCAGACCCGAGTGCAGAGCACGGCTTCCGAATCGAGCCTGCGACATATGAGCAGGCAGAAGAGGCTGCAGGCTTCCGGCTTGATCGTCGACGCAAATACTGGATTACCGAGGACGGCGAGGTCGAGGAAGAAGGCGTCGTGACGCTGGGCTGTAGCGGGTGCAGCTGCGGATGTGAGGGTGGATGCGGTTGCGGTCCATCGTCGGGATGCAGCGAGTGCGGCTACTCCGGTAAGCGGCGCTTCTACTTCGGTTATCCCGCTCAATCACCAGAACAGCGCAAAGAACTTCGCAATCTGTAACCACCTTCTGCCGCCCAGCGCGGCGCGGAGCATCATCATGGCAAAAGTCACCCTGGATGAATGGGCGGCGGCCGAGTTCAAGACGCCGCCGAGCCCCAACACCCTGCGCAAATGGGCCCGAGAGGGCCGAATCGCGCCAGTACCGGTCAAGCACGGGCGCAACTACTATGTAGAGTCCGACGCCCACTACCAAGAACCTGATCAGCAGCCCGTACGGATTGTCGGCGGTAGCCTGATCAGCAGAATAGAGAGAGCACGCAATGGCGCCCAGGCCGCGTAACACCGGGTCAAAGGATCTTCCGCCCAATCTCTACCGCAAGACCGACGCCCGCAACGGCGTCACTTATTACACATACCGCGACCCAATCAGTGGTCGCGTATTCGGCCTGGGCAAGGATAAGGAGGCGGCGATCCGTGAGGCCGTCGCCGCCAACCACGCAGATGCCATCAAGCCAACGCTCGCAGAGCGCATCAGCACCCCGGCGCCAGCACCTGGCAAATTGTTTTCGGAATGGCTGGACGAATACCGCGAGCTGTTCGCCGAGCGCAAGCTGTCAGCCAGCAGCAACAAGAACGTGGGCATGCGGTTAAACCGCCTGACGGCAGTATTCGGCTCGAAGGGGATTAAAGACATCACGACGATGGATGTGGCCGATTACCTGACTGGTATGGCCAAGGAGGGAAAGGCGCAGATGGCCAGGGCAATGCGTTCGCTGTTGCGAGACGTGTTCGCTGAGGCGCAGGCACGGGGGTGGGCAGACGCCAACCCGGTTGAGGTGACCAAGGCGGCGCGGGTGAACATCAAGCGCGAACGGCTGACGCTGGAACTGTGGAAGGCAATTTACGAGGAGGCCACGAAACCCTGGCTTCGCAGAGCAATGGAACTGGCGGTGCTCACCGGCCAGCGCCGGGACGACATAGCCTCTATGCTTTTCAAGGACGTGCACGACGGCTTCCTGCATGTCGTTCAGTCCAAGACCGGGGCCAGGCTGCGAATCAGCACCGCGCTTCGACTTGAGTCCGTCGGGCTGGACCTGGCCGCCGTAATAAAACAATGCCGCGACCGCGTTCTGTCACAACACCTGGTGCACCATGCACAAGCTTCGGGCCGGGCAAAGGCTGGCCAGCCGCTGGTACTGGACACGCTGAGCTCTGCCTTTGCCGAAGCGCGCGACAAAGCCGGCGTGAAGCTTGGGATAACTTTTGGCCGTCAGCCACCGTCCTTTCACGAACAGCGCTCCCTCGCCGCTCGCCTTCACGAGCTTGAGGGCCGCGATGCCCAAAAACTGCTTGGTCACCGTTCGGCCACTATGACCGACCTCTACCGAGACAGCCGAGGCGCTGAGTGGATCGACGTGGCATAA